TGTCAATTGCTGAAACAGTACCCCCGCTAAGGGAGTAAATTCCAACTTCAACAGTTTGGTTTGTATCAACAAAATTTTCAGTAACTTGCAGCCAAATCTTGCCTACAATCCATTCACCACCAAACGTCAACTGCTCCCATGACCCAGGAAAACCAAGCAGCACATTACCGCTACCTGCAGATCGGTCAGCCTCAAAAGACACGCTCCCTGTAGTGGAAGCCACCCACCCCGCCAAAGCCTGAGCATCTCCAACAGTGGAAGCTCCAGCAACAGCATTTAGTTTAATAATGCGATGTCCAAGCTTTGACGCTTGTTTTGTGGCCCCCGCGGGGCCGCTTCTTACGTTATCATTCGCCATTTTATTGCTCCTTTAAGCAAAAACGTCTTTACCCGCGATGGGGGCAAGTCGCATAAATAGAATACCAGCAGACGTGTTGGCTGTATTAGTCACATCGTAAACCAAAAGTTCACCTGCTTCTACAGACGCACAACCATCCGAATCGGTCACATTAAAAGTCCAAGTGTCTGCACCACCACTAGATGTGCTGTAGGTTGCGCCCACTGCGGGATTTGCTGGAACATTAGACCCAACCCCCGGAACGCCACCAGCGCCAATAAACTTATCTGGATCTACGCTTGTCCCAACACTAATAATGTCAGAAGCCGCAGCAGTCCCAGAAGAGTAAACAGTAAATCCAACTTCTAACACCCGATAATTTCTTCCCGCAATCGCAGGTTGATTTGAAAAAATCAGGTAGGGGACTCCACCCCCAGATTCACCATCTACACAATTAAGTTCCGCAGTGACAAGGACTTCTCCCAGTTCATTTGAGATTTGATGTGCTTTTTGAAAACTCATATCTTCTCCTTAAAAGGAGGGGGGCCAGAAGCCCCCCAACTCATTAAACTGCGATCAAGCCGGTTGGGACTCGAATGTCCTCTTCTCGGGCTTGGCAGCGTGGGTTTTCACACACAAGTTCAAACTCATTGTACGCATATGCTTGGAAAGCAAACGTACCAGGGATCTGCTTAAAGATAGATCCAGTTGAGGTATCCCAACCGTAATCACCAAGCTTAACCCGCTTCATGGCTGAACGATCCATAATGGTGTACTGGTTCAATGGAGCAGACCGTGCTGTCTCCCAAGGAATCTGACGTGCACCATACTGGTATGCAATTGTAGTGTGACCTTTCAGGGCTTTGAGATCTGTCTGCATGTATACAGGATCGATCTCTTGGAGGTAAACTTGAAGCAATGAATTATGTGAAAAGATCACAGGCTTCATTTCATCAATGTCTTTGGGCCCAAGATCCGTCATACGCATCAATAGGCTTGTAATACGCCAGTGATTAAAATCACGAAGAGCATTGCCATTATGAATAATAAATGACTGCCAAGGATTAGCTGCCGCACGATCAATGCCGTGGTATGTACCCACATCATTAATTGCATCAGCAAGACCAGTAATGCAGTTGCCCCACTCGTTACCGTTTGCATCACCCTCGACAACAAAATCACCCGCAACAACAGTAACGTTAGAGTCAAGAGTAACTGTTTGAGCAGCTTGGTCTACAGTAAGAACTGTTGCAGTGTCTGCGGTATTTGCAGCCAACTGAGCAGCATCACCAATCGCAATCTGCATACCAGGGCGAATGTAACGACATCCAGCATAAGTACTCATGTATGCTTTTGTTCGAGACAGACCAGCATCTGTTTCACGTTGCCGCAATGAAATGGTTGTTGTTGGTCCTACAGAAGCGCCAACCAAAGCCAAAACACCAGAGTTTACAGAGGCACCAGCCGCAGTAGAGCCTACAGCGCCGCCAGCAGTACCACCCCAATACTTAGGCCCAACTCGGTTTCGGTGGGAATTCTTAGCATCGGAAACCAACTCATCCATGATCTGTCGGTACATGCCCGGCTTTTCATGCGCTCGAATCAGCTTAGGTCCAGTAATCTCCACAATATCCATGTGAGGGAACAATCGAACCATTGCTTCGTTATAAGCAGGGGGATTGTAGACTGGGAGAACTGGGGCGGCTGCGCCAGGTCCACCAGAAACAAAACGACTACCGCTACCTTCGGCAGTTTTGTAAAGGTAGTATTGCGAATCTCCACCGTTCCAATCTTCTTGGTTTACGGAATCGATCCATTTCTCGACATCATCAACCGTATCGAGAAGCTTAATAATTACATCCGCGTAAGTGTACTGAAATAGATCACTAAACGCTCCAAATGACGTTTGTCCGGTCTTTGGAAGTGCCATTGTATTCTCCTATTAATTTGCGCCTTTTTGACGGCGCAATAAATCTTCGAGAAGATCTCCAGCTTCCTTCGCATTTTCAGGAGCTTTGGGAGCTTCTTCAAAACCAGCAGAAGCAAACATATCGGGGAGCATAGCTTTTCGCTCTGCTTTTTCCCGTCGTTTTTTGTTTTCTTCCGCCACCTTAGACTCTAATTTATTAAATTTACCCACTCTTTCGGTGGCAATTTTCAAAGCAATCTCTTTTACGTCGCCAACAGGTTGGTTTACTGCTTGCCGACGTTTCACTTCGTCGGCAGCATCAAGCATAATCAATCGTTCAAAGTCCATAATCCGTGCGGATTCTGGATGTTGTTCTTTAAATGATTTTAATGCCCGATCTACTTCCTGTCCTGCTGTCTGCTGAAGAGCATCAGTTGCATACTTTTCTACCATCTTGATTCGTGGTTCAAGTTTTTCAGAAACAATCTTATTTAAGATTGATTCCATTGAAGAACTGTCTATGGAACTTGGATATAAATCAGCAGAAGTATCTTCTTGCTGATATACCCCAGACGGCTGGGAACGCATTGTTTCCAGCTGTCCTTTTAGGTAAGACTCACTCCTTTGAGCCTCTTCCATCGCACGATATGCTTGATCATAGTATCCTTGAAGCTTTGAGTTTTCTCCTCGAACGCTGTCAAGTTGCTGTTGCAATTCTGTAATTCTCTCTTCGGCTGTCTTGCTCATAACCCTTCCCTATTAGTTCGGTGCAGTACCCTCTGCGCCAAGTTGACCTGTAAACCCTGAAGCGATTGCCGGGGCCATTGCTGGCCCCTTTTGTTCACCACCCAAAAGGGCAGCTAATTCTTGCCCGCCACCGCCTCCTCCTTGGGGAGGGGCTTGTGGGGGCTGTGCCCCTGGAGGTGCTCCTGGCATTCCTCCTGGGGCTTGGCTGGGAGCAATTGCTGTTTGATGTTGCATCAACAATGCCTCTAATTGTTGTTGTTGCTCAGGAGTGTACTCCAAAAAGAATTTTGGGTCTCGCATGGCTTCTAACAACACGCCAATATGTTTTTGATGGTTCATCCACGGCTTAAAGAAGGGGGCTTCACCATTTACAATTCTAAGGATATTAATAGACGCAACAGCCTTATCTCCAGGCTCTTCTACGTCAGTCAGTCGGGCAGCAACAGGAGCGCCTAATAGCAACTCTACAATAGCATCTGTTCTAGGGTTACTTTCTTGGAGCATCCCGTTTGAAGCTAGTTGCATAATTGAGGACCGGATTTGATTTGGGTATGATACAGCAGCAGAGCCTGGAACCATTCTAATGTCTAGAAGATTAAAGGGTGTGCCGTCAAAAATATGGACCGCCGCTTGGAGGTCAGATCCTGCCAAAGAAAACTTATACCCAATAGGTAAGTGATCCTGACAAAGACGTACAAGGTGGGTCGCCTGGTGAGCTTGAGCAGCCTCAATTTCCTGAACCGTGGGGGCCATCGCAACCTGGTTTTCTTCAAGCAGCCTGTCAAGGTAGGCTGCGCTGTCACCGCGCGAAGGAGTCGATCCCCCAACAGGAGAAGACGTAAGGCTCAACGACTCCAAATCAGCCATCGCATCCTGTCTCATTTGAAACAAGTGCGGTGATATTTGGGGTGGAACCATAAAGGAAGGCTTCTCTTCACCATAAGGCACGTACTCGTAAATCTCACCAGCGCGACCCTGAAAGTTAGTATCGTTTGATCCGGCAGGTTTTAGCATAGGCGGATCGGCAGTTCTTTCTGCTGCTCGAATCTCAATATGCTCAACTAGATCTAGACGTTTTTGAGCTTGTCTTAAAACGTCAACCACGCATAGACCCCAGCCCCGATCAGTGAACTGGCGATCGCGATAAGTAACGTGCGGATAGTCATTATAAGGCAATCCATCTACAAGTTTAATAATTTGGTTTCCTGTGTAGACACACCTAAATCCAGAGCGGTATTCAATGCCCTTAGATTTGGCAACAACAGGCGCATGATAAAAGTCCCAAACTTCTACCATTTTTTGAGAGCCATCTTCATAGCTTTCCCGCAATCCAAAAGTAGAATCTACTTCACGAAACAAAAAAGCATCTTCAGGTTCTTCAATAGTCTCAAGACTTTTCATGTCGATGTCTGGAAAATAAACTTCCATCAAGTCATAAGGAACAAGTCTTCGCTCTGCGTAGTTCATGCACTGGCTGACATTGAGGTGTCGCCAGTGCGGGTCTGGGAAAAAATTAAACGGGTGAACAGATCGAGTCTTTGGAAGCCCTGTTTGGTAAGAAATTGTTTTTAACTTCTTTTCTTCCGCAAAAGGCATATCCACTAAAGAAGGGCTACTAAACTCATCAAGAGAAGGAACTTCCATAGTGTCATACTCAGGCGTTTCACCCGCGTATGAAATTTCATCTACGAATTCCCCAGAATTTGGGTCCCATTGAGTAGCCCAGATGCCATTGCCAAAAATCATCATATTCATCATGGCGGCATGGTTAGCGTAAATACTGTCCCGCTTTTCCCAAAAATGCAGAATAAGGCTGTTTGCAATCACGGCTTTTTTACGGGAATCCCGGTCATTAGACCCTGGGATGCACTCAGGCATCATCCGAGGAGAGACTAATTTTGCGTGATATTTTCGTAGCTTATCTTGAACTTGAGGGTTGCTAGACTGAATAGTCGATGAATTAAATGCAATCGGTCGCTGAGTACGAGGGTCATAGTCGATGTTTGTATAGCCCGCAGCAAAAGCAGCGTTTTCATACCAACGGTACTCAAGAGGCTTTCGAGCATCTTGGTTGCGCTTTACGCACTTTTTAACGTAGTCCAGTACTTGCGTTTTCTTGTTCATGCCCTAAACCCACGAGGATTCGACACGCCATACCGTGCACTTAAGTTATCTGGTCGCATTTGGCGGGGTTGCGGAAGTCTGCTTCGCAGTCCTAGCGCACGCTGGCGACCAAGGTTTTGCCTGGGCTGCTCTGGCTCCTCAATGACAAACTCTCCCATAACATCTTTAGGCTTTGGCTCAAATATAGATCCGATACTAGAGCCAGCAGTCCCCAAAAGACCCCCAAATAACGGGGCAAGAAAAAGAGCGGCTCCCCCCGTCCCAAGGGTAGCCCCTACTAAACCAGCCCCAAGACCTGCCCCGGCTGCACCAGTTGCTGCAGTAGTCCATCCAGCATACGGGGAAGGCTCTTGGCCAATAACTCGCTCCTCGGTATGCTGGCCAAGGTACCCGTAGTTAGGTAGTTTTTTCCCAGAATCATCGGCGGTATACATACAACTATGCCCCCATATCGTAAGGATTAAATGCGTACAATGGGCGACTTTCTTCTTCAGACTCATGCAAAGGTCTATATAGGCTTGGTTGCGGGCTCATCTGTCTCTGAAGAGGCATTTGTCTCTGAGGAAGCATCTGCCTC